AAATAGAAAAAGATATGGTGAAGATAGAGTTAAAGCAACTACTGCTAAAGGAGTAGAAAAAAAAGCCACGGGTGGAAGAATTGGTTTAAAACATGGATCTTATGAAACTGTTCCACCAAGCAAAGGATTCAGTGAATATGTTACCAAACAAAAACAAAAAAAAATTGATGAAGCAAATAAAAGAGCTGGTGGACCTATGGGTGAAAAAAGAAATCCTGGTGAAAGACCGTCTACAAGAAGACAAAGAAGACAATTAGGTCAACAGGCCGGTAGGAGGACTGGAAGGGAAGAAGCTGGGATGCAAACAAAGAAAAAGAAATTGGATATGAAAGCTATAGTAAATTCTAAACAAAAATTTGAAGGACCAAAATCTACTGAGGGTTCTTTAGGTTATTATGCTAATAATATTAGACGTTCATCAGATTACTACGATGCACAATCTAAAGTGAGTGGTGGTATGATGAAACCTTCGGGTTACCGAAAAGGCACTATGGTCAAAGCACGTGGTTGTAAACTAGGTAGAACAAGACCTACTAAAATTACATAGGAGGGACAATGTCCCTAAAGGCATTACTTAGAGCCGGTAAGGAATTACTAAAGGCGAAGAAACCTTCAGCAACACCGACCACCGGACAAGCAACAAAACAAATAACTTACACTCCCAAACCTTCACAGGCTCAGGGACAAGAGTTAGCTATAAGAGAAATTAAAAACCCACCCGTTGTTCTAAAGAAAACAAAACCCCTACAGATGGGTGATGACATGGGCCCTGCTTTTGGTTCATCTACTTATGACTGGGCTATGAGAATGGGTAGATCTAAATACACTGCGGATGAGTGGCTTAATCATTTAACCTCTACTAGAAAAATAACTTTTAAACTATTTGGCAAACCTGCAACTAAAACTATCCGTGAGCAGAAAAGATTTAAATACGATTCAGGACCCTTTGCCGGTAAAGAAGTTAATATATCCAAAGAAGAATTATTCGATTCCAATTTAGCTCTCTTCAATGAAGCAGGAGATCTTACAGGTGGCCTGTTATATGCAGCAAAGAAGTTTGGTATTAAGTTAGATGCTAATGAAATAGGAGCAATGATTAAATTAAATCCTATCAATAGATTAAAACCAATAGAGTTTGGTACTGCACCAGGAGCTAAAACAGCTTTCGACAAGGCTTACACTACTGCTAGAAATACTGTGCAAGATTTACAAGTTAAATACAAAGGACAAGAGCATTTAAAAGAATCTTTAGATGATGTGCAGTACTATTTAAATGCAGCGGGAAGAACAGGAAGTAAAAGCGCTATCAACGATGTTAACAGTGCTATGAAAAGATTAAGTGACACTATACCTAAAAATGAAAGAATTGTTTTAAATAAATCTATAGGAGATTTAAACACTAAAGCGGCCCCCTTACAAAAATCTCAAACTCAATATGGAACAGAGAGTAATTATACATTACAGGGCGGTAAAGATTATAGAGAAACAGTTTTTGCATTATCTGAAGATATCACAACAAATTCAACACTTAGAAATAAAGGGGGACACTTCACTAATGAGATTGGAGATGTAAATAATATCTACCACATAAGATTTGATGTAAGGTTCACTCCTCAAGGTAAAAAGGTATATATGATTAATGAAATACAATCTGATGTAAACCAGAGTATTGCAAAAAGTTTAACTAAAGCCCAACAATTGTCGGGAGAGACCAGACTAAACCCATTTAACGCTGATATTGAATTAAATTTACTTATAAGCCAACGGGGTAAAATGTTAAGAGATATAGATCAAGCAATAGCTAATAATGAATTTGGTAGAGTAAACGCAATTAGTGCATCTATGAAAGATATAAATAAAAAACTATCTAGACACACTACCCAAAGAAACATGTACGGAAACGAAGGTGGTAAAGATTACTTTCCGATGGTTGAAGCAGATTCTTACGGAGATCATGCTGTTAAATATTTAATGCAGAAAGCAGCGAGAGATAATGTGGATTACATAGCCGTAGCCCCTTTTGACAAATTAAGTTTTAGACAAGGTTATAAAGCGGGTAATGAAAGATTCTACGGATACGCGAACGGTAAAGGTATTGGTAAAAAAGGAAAAGCGGTGCTTCCCGATGTTATGAATAGGAATGCAAGATTTTATGGTTCACAAGCAGGGCCCACAAAGATATCTTTATCTGATCCAACTAAACGGTACAAGGATGTAGGTAAGGATACTTTTAAGTATCCTTCAGACCACCCATTAAAAGGTAAAGAAATTAAAAGCAGTTACCACAGCGAGGCTGTAGATTCACCTCTTAAAGGATTTAAAAATATCCCAGAAGGTGATCCACGCTTGTATTTTGATGCATATGCGCTTAAAGTGGTTCCACTGATGAGAAACACACAAAAAACTTATAAGTCCAAAGGCGGACTTGTAGTGGATATGTTTAAATCAATAAGGTACAATTAATCATGGCGATAGAAAAAGTAACAGAGGAATTAGCGGAAGAAGAAATTATTGAGCAACCGGATGGTTTACCAGTAGATGTAGAAATCGAAGGTGAGGAAGAGGTTAGTGAAGAAAGACCTCAAGATGATTTTAATGCAAACCTTGCGGAAGACATGGATGAAAGAACTCTTAAAGAAATGGGTTCTGATTTAGTTGAAGAATATAAAAAAGATAGATCTTCTAGAAAAGAATGGGAAGACGCTTACATTAAGGGTTTAGATTTATTAGGAACTAAAAACCAAGAAGTATCAAGACCATTTAAAGGAGCTTCCGGTGTCACGCATCCATTGTTAGCTGAATCAGTTACACAATTCCAAGCACAAGCCTACAAAGAACTCGTACCTTCTGATGGACCCGTTAGAACACAGGTCATAGGACTACAAACACCGGCCACCGAAGCACAAGCAGAAAGAGTTAAAGATTACATGAACTACCTGCTGATGGAGGAGATGGAAGACTACACAACTGACATGGATCAGATGTTGTTTTATTTACCCTTATCTGGATCTACGTTTAAGAAAGTTTATTTTGATGCACTACGAGACAGACCGGTATCTAAATTTATTCCAGCAGAAGATTTAGTAGTTCCATACTATGCGTCTGATTTAAAAGATTGTGAAAGAATTACTCACGTTATTAAAATGACTTCCAATGAAGTAACTAAAAAAATGGCTGTAGGTTTTTACAGAGATATTGATTTAATTGACAGCACCTCAGAACCAGATTCAATTCAGAAAAAACTAAATGAACTGGAAGGTATTAAAAGTACTGGATCAGATTATTTAAATACACTTCTTGAAATGCATGTGGATTTAAATTTAGATGAGTTCGAAGATTTTGATGACAAAGCTAAGAAAATTAAAATTCCCTACATTGTAACTGTTGATGAAGGTAGTGGAGAGATTTTATCTATTTACAGAAACTACAAACCTAATGATCCTACTTATGCTAGAACAGAATATTTTGTTCACTATAAATTTTTACCTGGACTAGGTTTTTATGGTTTTGGTTTAACACATATGATTGGTGGCTTATCACAAGCGGCAACACAAGCTTTAAGACAATTGATCGATGCAGGTACTTTAAAAAATTTACCCGCAGGATTTAAATCACGTGGTATTAGAGTTAGGGATGACGATCAACCTATTCAACCAGGAGAGTTTAGAGATGTAGATGCACCGGGTGGGAATATTAGAGATCAGTTTTTCAACTTACCTTTCACAGAACCATCACCAACGTTATATAACCTTATGGGATTTGTTGTTCAAGCAGGACAGAAATTTGCTGCAATAACAGACTCTAGTGTAGGAAACGATTCACAGAACAGAGCTGTTGGAACTACGGTGGCGATGATGGAAAGAGGATCACGTGTAATGAGCGGTGTTCATAAACGTTGTTACTATGCAATGAGATTAGAATTTAAAATTTTAGCAAGAATTTGCGGTGAGTCTTTACCTCCAGAATATCCTTACGATGTTTACGGGGGTCCAAGAACCATTAAACAAACAGATTTTGATAGAAGAGTTGATATTTTACCTGTCGCAGATCCAAATATTATGTCTATGGCACAAAGAGTAACTCTTGCACAAGCACAATTACAAATTGCCCAATCCAATCCTCAAATGCACAACTTACATGAAGCATATAGACGTGTTTATGAATCGTTAGGAACTAAACAGATATCAGCAATTTTAAAAGCACCACCAAAGCAACCAGAACCTTTGGATCCTGCTAAAGAAAATGCACGTTCTCTACAAATGAAACTACTTACAGCATTTGAATTTCAAGATCACGAGGCTCACTTACAAGCACACATGGCTTTTATGCAATCTAGAATGGTTCAAATTAACCCTCAGGTATATGCGTTGTTACAATCACATGTTTCGGATCACATTTCCTTTAAAGCTAAAGGACAAGTTAAACAAATGATTCTGGAAAATCCTGAAATGGCACAAATGTCAAAACAAGATCCACAACAGTTTGAAATAATGTTTGAAGCTGAAGTTGCAAAAATTACAGCACAGATAACTCAAGAATTAGTTAAATCAGAAATGGCTTCACAAAATAAAGAAGATCCATTAGTTAAATTAAAACAACAAGAGATTGATTTAAAAGCTATGGACCTGCAAAGAAAAGCTGAAGAAACTAAATTTAGAGCCGATCAAGAAAACCAAAGAACGGCACAAAGATTAGAATTTGATTATGATAGATTATCCCAACAAGATGAACAATCTGATGAACGTCTAGAAGTAGCGAGAGAAAAAATTGCAAAGAAATAGTAGAAAAGGATTAAGTGGAGGGGTTCATTATGGACCACCACCTAAAAGAGGACCCAACCCACAAGGGCTAACCGAAAAGAAGTTTAAAAGTGTCAGAATTTACACCAAAAAACTCATACGAAAATCTCCCAACCGAGTCTAAATTAATTTTTTTAGCTGGGGTCTTTGATGGAGAAGGTAGTTGTGGCATCTGGTCAAAAGGAAAGAACAGAACAAAAATATTTGGATGTGCTATTGAAATGTCCGACCATGATGTCCTACAAAGATTTGCGAATATGTTTGGAGCTAATGTTACTATTTGTAAAAAACGTCAAAAACACCACAAACAAACCTGGAGATGGAGGCAAACAGGCTACAGGGCTTTCTTGATCATAGATAAAATGATAGAATTCATGTGTATAAGAAGACAGGAGAAATATTATGTGGATAAGCGCGATAAAATTAGCGGCACAAGCAGGTACGCACATTTTTAAGAAGCGTCAAGAAACAAAAATGTTGATGGCCGATGCGCAAATGATGCACGCAAGGAAAATGGCTCAAGGCGAGGAAGCTTACCAAGGTAAACTTCTACAATCTAGAGACTCAGACTGGAAAGACGAGGCAGTTTTGATAATTCTCTCGGCGCCCATAGCCGTGCTTAGTTGGGCAGTTATAAGTGATGATCCAACTGCAATGGACAAGGTAAAATTGTTTTTCGACATGTTCTCGCAGCTTCCTTCATGGTTTACTAATCTTTGGATCCTTGTCGTAGCGAGTATTTACGGTATAAAGGGAACTCAAATCTTCAGAGGCGGAATGAATAAGGATAAAAAATGAATTTAATAAGAGATTTAGCAAAATTAAAAAAAGAAAAAAGATTGAAAGAGTGTGCTAAGGCAGTACTTAGAAAAAGAAGTAAAGATTCTATAGCAAGACCTAGCTCACAAAAAATTACTATAAAGGAGTATTATAATGGGTAAAAAAAAAGTTGATATCTCTCCATACATTATTAAACAATCATCACAGAGTGGTAATACAAAAATAGATGATCAAGGAGTTGGTTTAGATATTTATTCTAAATATGGTAATTTTGGTATCAGTAAAAATAAAAATACACAAACACAGGGTGATAATAAATTAAAAACTAAATCAAAAAATATTACTTACGGTAAAAATATAAAAGTTGGTAAATCAAGCAACGTGACCATAGAGGGTAATTATGGAAAATCAAAAAACAAATTCTCAGACAGAACCACTAAGGGTGGTAAAATAACTTTCACAAAAAGTTTTTCAGGAGGTGGTATTGCTAGAGGTGGTGGTGCAGCTATTAGAGGATTAAAATTTGAAGGGATAAAATAATGTGGAAATGGATTAAAAGTATTTTTACACCAAAAAGACAATACCCTGATATAAAATCAGTAAAACCAAAGGTAGACTTAACAGGTCTTACAAAAGGTGATATAAAGAAATTAAAAGGACAGGGTAAAATAT